CGCTTTATCGCCGCCGTGCTTTATCGTTGCACCCGTGCGCGCAACAAACGCCTTGGCGTTGGCATATTCAAGATAATCCTGCAAGGCGTGCGGGTCGGGGAGTGCTGGCACTTCATAGCCATTGACTTGCGCCGCATTGAACACTGGCGCGGGTTTATAATACGCGCCCGTCGCGTCATCAGCATCCCCATCGCGAGGCTTAATAGGAATTCGCACCGTGATATAGGTGGCTTTTTCACCCTTATTAACCCTCGCACCTAGGCCGTTCCATTGCTTAATGGTCGCCCAAATACCGCGCTCATACATCGCGGCATGTTGCGTGAAAGATAGGACTAAACGATTAACGCCGTGATAATCGCGACCCGTTTCAGCATTGCTTGGCGCACCGTCTAATGCCGCCCATGGCTTTGACCAATTCCCCGTGCCGCTTTCTAACGCGGCGATAATTTGGGAGGTTATTAGGCGTTCGACTTCCGCCTTACTTTTACCCTTACGCTTTCCCATTTGATTAACCCTTATCAGTTATTGGCAATGGGTCAATCTACCATGTTTTACGGAGCAACGCAAGCGCCACCAAAAAAAAGGGCGACCCGAAGGTCGCCCGAGTTGTGGGAGATGTATTGCTACTTTACAAAGGTAACCTTTATTGACTGAATAACACCATCCTTGATAACCGCATGGACGGGATATTCGCCATCTCCGTATCCCGTAGAAACACACACACCCGCAGGGAATTCCTTATGAGAGGTACTGAGCATGGCATTACAGAACTCATCCCAATTATCGCCAGGATTTTGCCTCGCGTCATCGGGTAGCACATAGCAAGGGTCGCCGACCCAGCATAGGCCCGCGTCAACTCCGATATGTCCGATTAATTTTCTCATTTGACTAACCCTCTTTAGTTATTGGCAATGGGTCAATCTACCATGATCCATGGACCAACGCAAGCGCTACATACCGCATTGTCGCAAATTAAATAATGGGCGATGATGCTGGCATGTCGGATTTCACGGTTGATGATTATGGCGCGGTCGTACTGTTGCGGCCAGAAACGGATGCCGCTCGAGCATGGGTAGGCGACAACCTAGACCAGCCGCTGCCCTGGCTGGCCGGCGCTATCGCCGTCGAACGATGTTATGTCTCGCCTCTGCTGCATGATATCGATAACGCGCTACTGACTTGGGGTCCAGCCGACCCGACCCCGATGCATTGAACCCGACCCGACCCGACTAGGCAAAAAAATAGGGCGACCCGAAGGTCGCCCGAGTTGGAAGGACGGTTTAATTTACCACGAGGCTTGATAGAACACTGACCGAGTCCAATCGCCATCATCAAGCCACTCTGCCGCGTCGGAAAACATTTTGGCATTGTCCTCCTTATCGTCTTTATGCCAATCGCTATCACCGAAGAAAAATCCTGCGGTGGGTGGCAACTCATCCTCAAGTATCGCCATGGCAATCTTTCGGCAATCCTCCGCTTCTAAGGAGATGCGCTGGCACTCATCCTTGCCTTCGGCAAACGTCTGAACGATGTAGCCGTGAAGGTTCGGGTGCTTCCGCCAATAGCCTATCTCAAGAACAGTCTTTGAAATGGGAAAGCCATCCTCCTGCGGCCTGCCCTCATGGTTGTCACCTGTCTTGAGACAAACCTGTGAATTGAAACACTCGCCTTCTAAATACATATCTAAACCCATTTTCATTCTCCTTTGGTTGTTGACTTTCACACTGTACCATGTATCATAGACCAGTCAACAACAAAAGGGTAAGCCAATGACGGAAGCCTTAGATTTTTTTAAGAAACACGGTTTCTCCGTGATCGGAACGGGCGGCGGATGCGAAGCACTGTACCGAGAAATGAACGAAAGATCGTGCTGGATCACGACTGATGAAGACGGGACAGAAATTCCGACAAGTCTGGACCAAGATGTAATTGTCGGAATTGAAGATTCAAAGGACGATATCGTTATCTTTCAGGCATGGCCTATCACCAGTGCCGAAGCGGTGGAAATGGCCAGAGAATGGCTGGACGATTGTTGCGAACATCCATGCGAGCGTAACGGCCACCGCGATGACGGGCGCGGTTGCTGCACCGAGTGCAATACCTTCATCAACTAACAACAAAGGGGGCGGGACCGTGGCAACACGGTCCCGTATTTTTATGAGCTCGAGCTTTACAATATGTAATCGATGCGGCCTGGTGCCGGCGGCGCACCGCTGCGCCCGGCAATTAGATCCCGACCCGACCCCGACCCGACCCGATATCGATACCACCGGGCGCCGGCTCCAGGCGGTCTCCGGGCTGCTCGAGACATTGCCCCGACCCGACCCGACCTGGTCCGGCAATTATTGGCGCCGGGTTAAAGACGAGCTCGCCCGACAATGGCAACATGAAACCGCTTGCCATGATATCCCATCCGTGAGAGAATAAGACTGCCAACAAATATGAAAGGGTAAACCAATGAAACCAGAGATCCGATTCACCAGGTTTTTCTCCACCGATAGCCCTAAGGCTATCAAGGCCGACAAGTTCGGTTATTCAAACGGTATTAACTACATGGCGCCGGATGATACCAGCAGCACAGCAGAGCAATATTTTAAACTATGCTCTGATTCAACGGCGGGCTGTCGCACGCTATGCCTTGGCATGTACAGCGGCCAAGCTGCAATGGTGACCGATCTAGAACACGGCACCAATGCCGTGCGCGAAAGCCGAGTGCGCAAAGCTCAGTATTTCATGAATGAGCGCAAAGCATTCATGGCCGAGATGAATTGGCATATTCATGACTTGGCCAGAAAAGCACGGCGCAAAAACAAAAAGCTGGCGATTCGGCCAAACGGTTCGACGGATATACGATTCGAGAGAATAAAGCACAACGGCCAAACCGTCATGGAACTGCACCCCACTACGCAATTCATTGACTACACGAAAAACTTGAAACGGTTGCTAGATAAAACACGGCCAGCCAATTATCACCTAACCTTCAGCTTGTCCGAGAAAAACAAGGCCGAAGCATTGCAAGCACTAGCGGCTGGCTTTAATGTCGCGGTGGTGTTTGGCCACGGACAGCCGAAACGCTACCTTGGCCATGATGTAATCGACGGAACCGTGCATGATTTGCGCCACCTCGACCCATCGCCCTGCATTGTCGGGCTGGATCCGAAAGGCAAAAAGGCCAAGGCCGATCAAAGCGGGTTTGTCGTCAGGAATTACTAGAAAGGTAGATAACATGTCATATCGGCCCATGATGCAATTCGACGAACGGCAACGTGATGGAACTTATTTCGCGGGCAATGGTTTACGCTTTGCCACAGAACAGGAAGCCGAGGGACAAGCCCAAGAATTACTAACGCGATGGTTTGTCCCGACTGGGTTTCGTGTGGATCCTAGCGAAGACAAACCGAATTACCGGTGGGATTTCGACCGCCAGAAAAGTACCGCAATATAGAATCGCAGCGGCGCGGTGGTTGTTGGCACAATACGCGACGCTGCAAGAGGCTGGTTTAAAACCCTTTCCCAGCCTCGGCGCCGGTCAGAGCTACTCCCTAGCCCTGGCCGGCGTTTTCTTTTTCTCCAATTCTAAACCCCCGACCCCGGCCACGGGCAGTTCGTAGCGGCGCCGGCGCCGTCCTTGGACCCCGGCCCTTGAACCCCGACCCCGACCCGACCTTGAGTCCCGACCCCGACCCGACTTCGAGCAATCCCAGCCATGACCCCGACCAACCCCGGCCAGTCGTCCCCCGACCACAGACAGTCGCCGGCCAACCCCGACCCGACCCGGCTTAGACCATGAACCACGAGCTCCCGACCATGGATCCCGTCGAACAGATATAGGTTCGAGGAAGAGGGGGGATGGACTAAGTAGAAACTCACGCCGCCAGATTTACAGTGCGCATAATTCCAAGCAACCTGGTGAGCGGATACATTTACTCTGTTAGAGTTTGTTATTTTCAATTCAACCCAAAACGGCACACTATCGGCGCATATGTACACGTCTGGAACACCGCCACCGTAGCGGTTCTCAATCCGCGTCGTGTGCCAATGCGGGGGTATCTTTTCCTTCAACCTTTTCCACAGGAGTGTCTCCGTCTTTTGTGTCATCTAGAACCTCATATTGGGCATCAATAAACGCTTGAGGATATTCCTCCCGTAATTTCGAGAGACGATCCTCTAGTTCTTTGCTGCTCATGTTTTCAATCGCATGAAAGTGACTCGTCTCCCGCCGATCTACCGTCAATCCACCCAAGGACGAAATAGTCTTCTCAGCATTGATTGCCGCAGAATATTGCTCGCTACCTTCGGCGCCTTCCGATAGCTCACGCAATCTTTTTATCTGGCCCAACAGAGTCACGCCATATCGACGTTCGCGGTCCTCTCTAAGCTCCGATATCAGTTCAGCAACGTGAGGGAACAAGGTCGGATCCAGAAGCTTATGCGCTTGGATTCTCGAAGCACCTTCGGCATAACCAGCCAACCTGGCGCAAGCGGCATTCGAGCGCGTTCCATCGACATAGTGCCTAGCAAACTCGCGTTGTCGGTTCGTTAATTTCCGCCCATGGGTTTCCTCGATCTGGTCGGCTTTTCTATCCAGTACTTTTCCCATTCAATATGTGTCCTGCTCCGGTGAGAAGTGTCATGTGCCTGACACTTAGTACATATATACGGCATTTGAGAAAAACTTTTTCAAAAAAGAAGACTCGCGTATGCGGTGAACATAAAAAAGTGTCATGTAGCTGTTTTTATTTCTGTTGTTATTCAACACCTTACGACCCCCCTATTTAGCAAGTGTCTGAAGTGTCATGTATAGTGTCATGTTGACTATTCAATGTTTTCAATGGTCTACGAACCAAGAACAGTGCTACATGACACCATGACACTTTTTTTCCTCCAAAAAAACTTTTCCAAAACCTTTTTTTTCAAATCGCCCCTATATGTGTCTTTGCCATTCCCCAAAGTTTAGTGTTGCATCTCCCATCCACCGTGGTACTATCTGGGTGAGGCCGCCGATTGGGATGTTGAAATTATCGGCGTTTGAACATTTGGTCTTAGCCGAGAGAGAAAGGAAGAAAGAAATGTATCAAGTCAAAGCAGTCAAGACCTTCCACGGCCACGATGGCTACGGGTGGGAATGCAAACTTTTTCGCGATGGCAAACGCGTGGCGCTGGTCGTTGAGGACGGATATGGTGGCGGTCTTCAGTTCCATTGGAATGACCAGTTGCCTGATATCCCCCGCGTTGAATGCCGCAACCGTAATTACGATGGCAACATCAACACCTACAAGGGAACCCCTGAACAGGCGCGGCTTGAAGCGCATGTCCTAGATTTACCGCAAATAGACAGCCCGTTTGAAGACGATGACGAGAAGATGTACGTCAGCGCTGACGTTTTCGTGGGCGACATGGTCACGGAAGCGCTTTACACGAAAGACGTTAAAAAACTCCTCAAAAAATTGGCCTTCGTCAAGACGGATGGCAAAATCTATCACTACAAGTCCGACAATCCTCAGACTCGCGCTGTGTTGGCGAAGCGTGACCCTGATGCCGTAATTCTCAACGACATGCCGTTGACTGATGCGGTTGCGAAGTATCGGGAGGTGGCTAATGGATAATTTCAAGTCCGCGTACATCGACAGCCCAGCAAGGCTAATGGCCGCGCTGACAGAGGTCAAGGTCCGTTGCCCGTCATGCACTGGCGACGGGCATTTGGGCCAAGAAGAGTGTTCCGTTTGCCATGGTGAGGGTTCGATCCCCCGCGAGATGGCGACTTACGAGGCGCAAGCAGATGGATATTAATTTTGATACGACGGTCAGGGGCGGGATGCCTGTGACCGTATGTTGCACGTTTGGTCAGTCGGAGCCGGATGTCGGGATTTTCTATCCAGAGATCACCGACATCTGGTTGGAGGTCCGTGGGCGGCGAGCCGAGTGGCTTGAGAAAGGCGTCACGGATAAGGAGTGGGAGCGTTTACACGCCGAAGCTTATGATGAGGATTCACAGAGATGATGAAACAGGATGATTTTGTATGGGCGCATCAAATCCAGAGCTCCCGTCTTGAGGTCTGGCGACAGAGCGCCTTCAATAATTTAACCAAACGCTATGGCACGGTTCGGTCCCCTTTGCCGCAGCGTTCTTTCAAAGGGGTCGCGGAGAAATTAGATGGACATTGAACAACGTATCGCGAAGCTTGAGGCAAACATGAAACGGCTCTTGGAATATGTCGCCGACGCAGCGACCACCGAGAACGACCCGGATTCGGAGCCGGCCCAAACCGGCGAACTTTACACCGCCGTGGAGAGCGAGAGGCTGCGCGTTCGCCATCTGATGGCGAAATCCATAGCCGAGATTGTGGAAAATGTCGGCGTAACCATTGAGGATCTTTCCAGTCTTGGCGGAATTGATAAGCGCACGTGGAAGGATTTGATGCTCTGTGCGGGATCCGAGTATGATTACGAGGGGCTTGCCGCCACCCGGCTTTCGCCTTCGGACGATAAATATCGTAGTGGAATTAGCCATCTTGCGACCTCGATGAAGGGGGTTTTCGTTCTGCGCGAAGCGCTCAGGTCATTGCCCATGCTTGGTTTTTCACAGGAAGAATTCAGTAAGCGCAAACAAGCTGATGAGGCTTGTGAGAAGTTGCTTGAGGGGCATGATGGGAAATGCGAGGGATGGTCTTCTAGTTTTAGGACTGCAAAGCTTTTCGCCCAACAGCAGGGATATTGGGGGGCGTAGGATGGGCTTTTTGGAATATCTTGCATTGTCCGCACTGGTTAGCATCCTCGTGGGTTTGATGACATAGATGCTAACCACTCTTGATCTGTTTGCGGGGATCGGTGGCTTTGCGCTAGGGCTCGAAGCCACCGATTTCTTTCGTACAACATGCTTTGTGGAGAACGAACCGTATTGCCAAGCTGTGCTACAGTACCACTGGCCCGAAGTCCCTGTGCTAGGAGATATAAAGAATGTCAAGAGATGCGACCTCCCAGACCCCAATCCAGATGTCATTGTTGGGGGATTCCCCTGTCAGCCGTTCAGCCACGCAGGAAAGCAGCGCGCCCAGGACGACCCCAGACATCTCTGGCCAGAAATGTTTAGACTTGTCAGGGAATGCCGGCCCACTTGGGTTATTGGAGAAAACGTTGCTGGAATCATCAAGCTGGGCTTGGACGAAGTACTCTCTGACTTGGAGAGCGAAGGCTACGCCACAAGGACGTTTAATATTCCAGCTTGCGCGGTTGGCGCCCCGCACATCCGCCAACGGCTCTGGATTATTGCACACGCCGACAGCCAAGGCGAACCAGATGGCGACGCGAGACAAGGGCAGTTGGGGTTTGGGTGGAGCGAAACCTCATCACATGGTTCCGACGCCGACGAGTCAGGATCACATCGAGCGGCAGAACACCAACAAGACCCCAAGCACGGGCAAACTCAATTACGAGACAAACAAGTCGGTGAGTTTGGACAGATGGGTAAAGATGTGGCCGACGCCGACAGCGAGCGAAGGCACGGGGGCGCAGAAGAACACGGGTCGCACGGGCGGGAGTTCGTTGCGGGAAGCGGTAGAGATGTGGCCGACGCCGACAGGTCAGGACAATCCGCAAGTGCGGGGCGTGGGCAAGACAATCGGAACGAAGCGCGGGACGACTTTGGGCGGCGCGGTGAGGATGTGGCAGACGCCAGTAGCGGACGACAGCGTAGATCGGGCAAAGGGCAAATGGGACAGTCGGGGAGAGCCGAAACTAAGCGCACAAGTGAAACTCTGGCCGACACCGACGAAACAGGATGCGAGCAACAACGGCGGTCCAAGTCAGCACAAGAGGAACAGCCTTCCATTGAACACGGCGGTTCTCTATCCGACGCCGAGCGTCCAAGAACCAGGATGGAAAAATCTAGAGATAGTGGACAAGGACGGAAATCCGCCGACACACGCCAATCAAAGGTTTTACGACAAGAAGACGGGGCGTGTAGTTCAGAAGGGCTTGCAGCAAGTGGTGACAGACCCGAAGTCTGGTGGAAAGTTGAACCCCCAGTGGGTCGCGTGGTTGATGGGTTACCCAACCGAGTACCTCAACTCCGTGCCTTGGGAAACTCGATCATCCCGCAGATCGCGCAAGAAATAGGGAATGCAATTAAGGTGACGTATGAAAGAACCTAGCTACACCAAAAAAGAAAGTTACATTGTAAAATTGCATGAGTTGCTGTGGGCGTTTATTGCGCGAACAGACCCGGATATGACAGGCGATGTCGTAGAATGTGCGGAAGAAGTCTTGAACAATGACAAAGAGATATAGCCATTGGTTTTGGCACGGTTCCCTGATGCAGCGGCTTGAGGGATGGGTTGTCAGGATAGATAATTTTATCTGGAGAAAAAGATGGGGCAGATGAGGCAAAAATTACCCAACAGACGATTGGCTGTGACGCGCCTGATGGGAGATGAATATCACGTCTCTTTTGGTCTGGATCCGCGAAACGGCGCCCTTGGGGAAGTGTTTATCAAGGGATCGAGGATAGGCAGCGATATGGAGATGCTGTTGGATGACGCATCTGTGGTGTTATCACTGGCACTTCAGTATGGTGTTCCAGTGGATCAATTAATCCATAGCTTGGACACGGGCCGGGAAGAGGGAGCCAAATCAATTATCGCCCGAGCGATTGCGGAGATGGAAAATGTTAAAAAGGAGATCGCCGGCAGCGGTAGCTCTGGCCAACCGGCTGTTCCACCAGCGGAAGGTGCGCCCTAAGAAGGGCAAAGGATCGTATAGGAGATGGCAAAGGAAGCGCGGTCAGGGGGAACAGCTCCC